CCTTGACAACAATGGTGTTTATTATCTTGCTGGTGTTGACAATGGCATAAGTGTAAATGGTGGAACATACGCACATGGTGGTGATGTTGCATTCACAGACTATGTTGGATATGTATTGCAAATGATTGGTTCAGAACCTTTTCCAGCATACAATTTGACAACATCTTCACCATTCAAATCATGGTCTGGTGGAACATTAACATTGTCAGCTACAACATACAACACTGCACAAATTTAGTTTAGTTTGGTTGATTAATTTAGAAAGGGTGGTGGTTTGTTCCATCACCTTTTTTTATCTTTAAATTATGAAAATAAAAAAAGAATTTATCGGTCATGTAATTCACAAAGGTAGAGTTAAAATCTATTTAAGTGAAGTTGTTTCAGAAGCAACAATGAAAAGATTAATTGCTGAATATCCACAATACCTGGAACAAGACAAACCAAAAAAGAAAAAGAAAGATGCTACATCTTAGAAGTTCAAATGGCTATCAAAATGTATTTTCACTTGATGTTTATTCAAGTGTATATGCAAACACCATTTCAAACTTTGGAGTTGAAAATTCATCAACAAGACAATACACACCAAACTTTAATTCTGACTATACTGGTTTTTCTTATTATATAAAATTGATTGACCAATTAAGTCAAAAAGATTATTGGTCATTATTGTATTATAATGTTACAGAATCAAAATACCCAAGAGCTCTTCAATTCAAAATATATCTTGATGATTATGTTGGTGATTATCATATCAACATAGAAACAACTGGATTGTTTGATTATGAAGTTTATCTTGGTCAACTTGGTGCAACAAGTTCTGATGATTCATTGATTAATGGTTTAGTTGCAAATGGAATTGCACTTGTTCACAATGACAACTTTGTGAATGATTATTTTCAAAATTCTGAAAGTGGTGTGACTAAATCAATAATTTCAAATTCAATTTCTTACAATGGCTAAAAAGAAAACACCATCAAATGAATATATGTTTGGCTCAATGGGTTCAAGTTATTCATTGACTGATTCACAAGAAATAGAAAAAAGAGGTTCAGAATTTATTTGGTATGGAATGGACAATCTATTTCCACAACATACAATCCAATTATATCAAAATTCAGCCACACAAAACGCATTAGTCAATTCAATTGCTGCCTGGATTTATGGTGGTGGAATTGATGCAGACAACAAAGAACAACATCCAGAAGATTGGTTAAAGTTCAATAAACTAATAAACCACAAGATTGGAAAGAATGACATTCAATTGATGTGCATGGATTTGAAACTTCATGGTGGTTTCTATATTTCATTAACATATTCAGTTGACAGAACAGAAATTGTTGAAATGGAAGTATTGCCATTTGAAACAATGCGTTCTGGACATACAGATGAAGATGGAAATGTTGAATGGTATTATCATTCACATGATTGGAAAGCTGGTTCAAGAGCAAAATATACAGAACACAGAGCATTTAATCCACATGAAAAAGCAACATATCCAAATCAAGTTTTATGTGTTAAAATGAATTCTGTTGGTTCATATTACTATCCAAAACCAGATTGGATTGGTGCATGGAATTATGTTGAATTAGATGTTAATGTTGCTCAATTTCATTTATCACAAATTGAAAATGGTCTTGCTCCATCATTCATTATCAACTTTGCAAATGGTATTCCAGCAAGGGAAAAGAGAGAAGACATAAAAAGAACTATTGAAGCAGAACTTTCTGGTTCAAGAAATGCTGGAAAGTTTTTATGTACTTTTTCAGATGGTAGAGATACAACACCAGACATTCAAGCAGTTCCATTGTCAGATGCAGACAAGCAATTTCAATTCTTATCAACTGAAATAACCAACAAAATAATGGTTGGAAATCGAGTTGTTTCACCAAGATTGTTTGGTGTGAATGCTGATGGTGGTGGTCTTGGAAACAATGCTGAAGAATTACAAACTGCATCTGCTTTGTTTGAACAAACGGTTGTCGATCCATTTAGAGATGTGATAATTGATGCATTAAAAATGTTAATGGCTGAAAGCGAAGTAAATCTTCAATTGTTCTTTAAGCCATTTGATATGTTCAAGACAGAATTTGCAGATACAGAAGCAGAAACAATTAATGAAGAAGTTGCAACAGAAGTAATTCCAACAATGACTGGTGACCATATTGAACCAACACTTGACTTGATTGCAAAAGTAAAAGATGGAACATTGACACAAGAACAAGCAATTGTCTTCATGAATCAGTTCTTGAAATTTCCAATGGACATTGCACAAGGTTTTTTCAGTGAAACACCAGTTGCAACATTTCAAGAATTGTCATCAAAAAAAAAAGATGAAAGACCAAAACTGACAGATGAAATGTCTGCATACTTTCTTTCAAAATTAGAAGAATGTGCAGAAAAGAATGATGATAATGCATGGGAATTGTTAATTGATGAAAAAGCATCTGAAGTAAGTTTAAAGACCATTGATGACATAGACAGAAAGCCAACAAAAAGAATGATGGCTGAAGCGAAAAAAGGTCTTGAAATGCGAAAAGAATTTGGTCGAGGTGGAACAGAAGTTGGTGTTGCTCGTGCAAGAGACATCATGAATGGCAAAAATCTTTCTGTTGAAACAATAAAAAGAATGTATTCATTTTTTAGCAGACATGAAGCATCAGTGAAAAAAGGCAAAGGATTTAAAAAAGGTGATGAAGGCTATCCAAGTGCTGGTAAAATAGCGTGGTTGTTGTGGGGTGGTGAAACTGGTTTTGATTGGGCAAAAAGAAAAGTCAAAGAGATTGAAAATGTGCAACAAAATATGCACAAATTTGCTAATAAAATGCCAACAAAATCAATGGCTGATGCAGATGCACAATCACAACTTGATGTCGGTCTTTACAAAGTCAGATATTACTATCAAAAAACAAACAATGTTCCAAACAAACCTGGCAACAAATCAAGAAAGTTCTGTGACATCATGATGGAATGGTCTGGTCAAGGTCTTGAATGGACATTTGAAGACATTCAAAAGATGTCAGATGATGCAGTCAATGGTGAATTTGCAATGAAAGGTCAATCAAGATATGATTTGTTTGAATACAAAGGTGGTTGTTATTGCAGACATGGTTGGATGCGTAGAATATATTTCAGAAAAAGAAATCCAGATGGGACATTCATGCCATCCAAAGGTCTTGACAATGAAATAAGAGTAGGAAACAATCCATTTATCAGACAAAAAGGATCAGAAGCAGTTGCACCTTACGATATGCCAAACCATGCAAAGGTGAATCCACCATTTATGAAAGACTAAAAACAAAACTATGGCACTACCATCACAAGTCATCTATATAGATGCAACATATATCAAAGCTTATTCACATCTTGATGGTTCAATTGATGAAAAGGATTTATTGCCATCAATTATTCAAGCACAAGATTCACAAATACAACCTATTCTTGGAACTGAATTGTTTGACAAGCTAAAAACAGACATAACTGCTGGAACTATTGCTGGTAATTACAAAACACTTCTTCAAGATTATGTTCAAATGGCAACATTAAAATGGACATTGGTTCACTTTTATCCTTATTTACAAGGAAAGATTTTGAATGGAACAATCGGTTCAAGAAATGTGGATAATATTACTGCACTTTCACAAGGAGAAGTGATGCGTTTGGTTGACATTGAAAGAAGCAATGCACAATTCTACACTGAAAGATTGATTGAATACATGATGAACAATTCATCACTATTTCCAGAATACAATTCAAATAGTGGTGCAGATATGTTCCCAGAAACACAAACATATTCTGAAGGTGGTTTGACAATTTCTGGTTCACAAAAAGGTTACAACAAACTTTCAAACTGGAATTGTTGTTAATGGCTGGAAGGAAAAAAGGTTGCAAAAGCAATCAAGAAAAGAAGAAAATAAACAAGCAATTGTTGGACATATACTTGAAGAAAAGAAATGAAAAACACAATCAATGAATTAGTCAGTTTTAATACGGTTAATGTGTGTGCAATTTCAGTTCCTTTAATGGATGTTGAAAGTGTTCTGACAATACTTGTGTTGTGTTCTGTTTTGATATATAATATTAAAAAGATAATGTCTAAGAATGGCTGAATTAAAACACTTTAAAAAAGAAGAATTTGTATGTGGCCAGGTAAATTGTTTTGATAAGATGGACACAGAACTTTTATTTATGTTAGATGAAGCAAGAATCATTGCAGATTGTCCATTTAAAATATCTTCATCATGGAGAAGTGAAGAACAAAATGCAAAAGCTGGTGGAAAACCTAATTCAAGTCATTTGCGTGGAAAAGCAGTTGACATCGTTTGCACATCTTCACATCATAGACTTAGAATATTAGATGGATTGTTGATGGCTGGATTCACCAGAATAGGAATTGCAAAAACTTTTATTCATGCAGATTGTGACAATACATTGCCACAAGATGTTCTTTGGTTATACTAAAAAAATAGAGATGGAAACAAACATGATTCTTGAAATTGTAGTTGGATTGATGGCTTTCTTGAAAGTTATATTTAATTATGTTCAATCAGAAAAAGCAGTGCGTATTTTTGGAAGGATTGATGATTTAATCAACTTCTTTGTAACTGATAAAATCAAAGATGAAGAACATTAATATTTTAAAAGATGCGATTGGAATTTTACCAGACTTATTGAAAGACAAAAACAAAAAATGGTCTGCAAAAAGAACAATCAGTGGTGTCTTAGTGTATGTTGTTTCTAATTATCTACAATCACATGAATTGTCATGGATGGTTGTTGTGTTCACATTGGTTGCAGTTTTTCCACTATGTCTTTCATTCTTTGAAACAAAAAATAAATGTTGTAAAAAATAAACTATGGCTTTAACAGATAGCGAAAAAAAGAAAGCACACAGAAACAAATCTGGAAGCATTGCATCACCAGTGACAAAAAGTGATTCAAATGACTTAGATGTAAAGGATGCAAAGTTGTATGTTGGAACTGGTGGTGATTTAAAAATTGACACAACAGATGGTCAAACAATTACCTTAAAAAATGTGCAAGATGGTTCATATCTTGAATGGATCAGAGTAAAAAAAGTATATTCAAGGGGAACAACTGCAAGTGACATTGTAGCTTTTTACTAATGCAATTCAGACCAAGATGGTCTGAAGCAATTAGACCATACATACAAGAATTCAGAAAACTTCCAAAAAACCAACAACTGCACTTGCTAAAAACAATGTTGCAGTCAGACAAGATTGAAAGTTCTGAAAACAAGAAACATTTAAACATAGTTTCAAAATCAAGTTCCAGGATTAAAACACTTGAACAACTTCTTGATGTTGCTGAAGTTGATTTGAAAAAGTATTATGTTGACAAATATAATGTCAATAAATGGGAAGTTTCTGCCCAAATAGATGGTCAAATGGTGACTGAAGAACTATTTCAAGTCAAAGCATCACTTGTCAGAAATAAAGCCATACAGACTCGAAAAAGAATTCTTGAAGACTTACATCAAGATTTTGTCAATCATTCACCTAAGAAGATAAAACGCAAGTCATTCAAAGGTATTGGACAAATGCTTGAAGTCAACATCTTTGATTTGCACTTTGGAAAGTTATGTTGGAATGGTGAAACTGGTGAAGACTATGACACAAAGATTGCATCAAAAAGATTTCATTCTGCAATAGATGACATTATTCAAAAAGCATCTGCACACAATATTCAAAAAATAGTCTTTCCAGTTGGAAATGATTTCTTCAATTCTGACAGAAAAGAAAACACCACATCAAACAACACACCACAAGATGAAGACTTGCGATGGATGAAGACATTCAGAAATGGAAGAAGATTGATTGTTGAAGGTATTGACAAACTCAAACAATTGGCTGATGTTGAAGTGATTATTGTTCAAGGAAATCATGACTTTGAACGGTCATACTATTTAGGTGATTCACTGATTGGTTGGTTTAGAAATGACCAAAATGTTTCAATCAATAATGAAGCAACACCAAGAAAGTATTTTAAATATGGTCAGAACTTGATTGGTTTGACACATGGGAACAATGAAAAGATTGCAGACTTACCATTGCTTATGGCATCAGAAAAAAAACAATTGTGGTCTGAAACAAAATTTCATGAATGGCACATAGGACATTTCCATCACAAGAAGCAAATCAAATTTCAAACAATAGATGAACAGAAAGGTTGTGTGATTCGTTTCATGCGTTCATTATCTGGAACTGATGCCTGGCACAATTTAAAAGGATACACACAAAATGTTCAATCTGCTGAAGCATTTATTTGGCATCCTACAGATGGAATGATTGCACACTTATTCTTTAACCTATGAGAATAGAAATAGCAATCAACATCTTCAAAGGTCTATTAATAGGAATTAGACACTTCGATCCAACTGAAGAATTGCCATATTCAGAAGTGCATATCTTCTTTTTTATGTTTAGAGTAGACATTTTTTTCTTACCAACATCTGAAGAATAGCAATAGTTTCAAAGCGATTTGATAAAATACTTGTGAAATACATTGTTTAATTATTTGTACAATCAATCTTTTTTTATAAATTTGAAAATATTAATCAACCAAACAAAACAAAATGACAAATTTAACTTCAAACAAATCAACATCTTCAGCAACTACTTATATATCAAAATCATTTAACACCTTTACTCCTAAAGGTAATGAGATTAAAGTATCAGTAGTAAGAAGAATTGTAAATGTAACAACAAATCCTTTTGTATCTAAATATGAATACTTTATAGATACACCAAGTGAAAGTCTTAAGGCTTGGGATAAAGAATCATTTCTTTACTATGTTAACTTTATTGATAAATACTACACTAATAAAATAGGGGCTTAATGCCCCTTTAACTAAACAACTATAAATTATGAATAAAGAACAAAAAATTACTTACTTAGAGAGATTACTTGTTAAGGCTGGATGCCCAATTTCTTTAAGAATACCCTACGCAATTCAATTATTAAATTATTGTAAGAAACACAATAAGTGTGTAACTGAAGTCCAATTAACTAAATCAATCAACTAAACAACTATAAATTATGAAAAAGTATATTAGTAAAGAAGAAAGAGATAATACTAAAACTTATTACAAATATGTTGATGTGTTAGTAAGATTTGAAGATGGTGGAAAAGAATATATAGAAAAAGCCACATCAACAAAATCAATGATGATGAGCCAAATTTATCAGATAGTAGGTACACGAAAAATTAAATCTATCGAAATAAAAGATACTTTTTTCAGACTAAAAGATAAGTGGTCTTAACCAAAAATTATATGAGTAACTACACAGAAGAAGAAATAGGTTCTGCAATAGCAGAGCTTATTTTATTACAACATTATCTTTGGGAGCATCCAAATGAAGATGCACAAGAAGTAATAAAAAAAAGAATTAACCAACTATCTAACAACTAATCAATTAGAAATTATGTACAATTTAGACCACATTTTTGGTGACATCACCAAGCAATTAGAATCACTTACTCCAGAAAAGATGTACAAGTATAAAATTGTTGGAAGCTATAAAGGTGGCAAGTTCAAGCAGATTGAACTTTGCAAAACTGAACAAGAAGCAATCATGACAATGGAAAAAATTAGAAACAAGTATAGTCAAGATTGGGTTGTGACTTACTATAATATCGAAGAATAATGTTTAAGAACTGCTTAATCAAACAAGTGCTGAAACAAGCACACTGCAAGAAGGTATCTTTGGAAGTTGTCCAAAGGTATCTTTCTATTTATTACAACATCAATGCATCTATGAAGGTTTTAAGAACAAGAATGGTCTGGATCAAAATAAAAGATTCGTTATGTTAAGAAACTTTGAAGACAACACACACAATCTTTCTGATGAAGAATTGCATATTGCACAAGCAGTCATGAAAGGTTTAAAAAAGTACATTGGAAAATCAAATGCAATTCCTGGATCAAAGATTTGTTCTGGTTTTAATAACAACACTAAATTTAGATTGCAAGGTGTTAGACTGCGTAAAATCATAAATCATTTAAGAAATCAAGGTGAACCAATTTGTTCAAGTTCAAAAGGATATTTCTATCCAGCAACAGACAAAGAATTGCTTGATACTGTTGTGTCAATTAGCCAAAGAATAGATTCACAACTTCAAATTCTTAATCAACTAAAAAAACACTTATGAAACTAAGATTGAATAAAAATCAGCGTGTTGAAAGATGTGATACTGAAAAATCTTATGCAATAAAATATGGTGGCAATCAACTTGTGTTCTTGTCAAAGAAATACACAACAATTGATGAAAGCATTATTAAAAAGGATGGTGTCTATTGGTCAACTGAATACAATGTTGAATTTCCAGATTGGATGTTTCAACAAATGCAGTGGACAAATCAAGAATGCATTAAACTAATTTTAAAACAATGGCGGCACTAATAAAAGTATATTACACTAAAGATGATGAAACAAAATGTGTTGCTCAATTCAATAGTGAATCTTTAATGGCAAGGTGTAAACACATCATAAAACAAGATGCACATGAATGTGAAGCTAAACTTGAAATTTATCATCATAGTGTTGAAGAAATAGAATCTTCAATTAATTATAGTACAGAATAATTTACTATATTGCACAATAATTTAAACAACTAAACTTAAAACTATGTCAAAATTATTTAATCAATTCGTTCAAGAAGTATTTGGTGGAAATCCACATCTTTATGATGAAGCAAAACAAATTGAAGCTGAATCCCAAGAACACCAATGGCATGATGCCAGAAGCAAATGCAATCCAATAGATTCATCTGTCAAGGAATGGGAGCAACTAAACAAACCAAACAATAAAAACCAAACTTTAAAAAACAACTAAAATGGAAATCAAAAAAGGAATTGTCAAAAGCGTTCAAGCAAATGGAAGTCTGAAACTACAACATGGAATCTTTCACAAATTTGAAATTGAAATTGGTGATGATGTTGGTGAATACTTATCAAAGTCAGAAGATGGTGGAAACAAGAACTTTCCAGTTGGACAAGAAAAGGAATATCAATTGACAGAAAATAAGTTTGGTAAAAAAATCAAACCACATTTTCAGCAAAAGTCTTTCACACCAAATCAGTCATTTACAGAAAATCCAGACAAACAAAGAATGATTGTCAAGCAGTCTTCAATAAAAGTTGCACTTGATTTTATGGTCGCAAAAAAACCACAAAATTTGTATGTTGATGATGTCATAAAAGTTGCTGACAAGATTGTTTCTTGGGTAATGGATGACAAACCAGTTCAAGATGATAATGAAAAAGCAAAAAAAGAATATGTGAAAGAAGCAGAAAAATTTGCATCTGCATCTGGTCAATCTTTACATTCTGATGACTTACCTTTTTAGTTATGAATTGGATTCCTAAAAATAAAGCAGAATTGTTGTTCAAAAAATTGTTTGAATCAAAATCAAACATGGCTAAAGAGCTCAGATTGTCAAGAGTAACATTAGACACTTATCTTGCCGATCCAGGAATGATGAATTCACAAATCAAAAAAATTGCTAAATTGAAAAACATTTCTGAACTAAAACTTTTCAAAGCAATTAACAACTGATGGAACATTCTTTTGACATACATCTTGCAAAAGAAATTGGTCTTGAAGAATCAATCTTGATGAAACATTTCATCTTTTGGATTCGTAAAAACAAAGCCAATGACAAACACTTTCACAAGGGCAGATTCTGGACATACAATTCAGTTTCTGCTTTTGATGAACTTTTTCCTTACTTCACCAAAAGTCAAATCAGAAGAATTTTGAAGTCTTTAGTTAGTCAGAAATTAATCATTGAAGACAACTTTAATTCTGCTAAATACGACAGAACAAAATGGTTTGCAATTGTAGACACAGAAAGATTTGTTGATTCCGACAAATGGAATTGTTCAAATACACAAATGGATTTGTCTAAACACACAAATGCAATTGTTGAAACGCACAAACCTATACCAGATACTAAAACAGATACTATAACAGATACTAAAACCATTTATAAGATGTCAATAGACATCTATCACAAGTTTTGTTTATCTCAATTAAATGCACCAGCAAAGATTGATGGTGTTCAAGGTAAAGCAATGAAGACCATTTTAAGTTATTTAAAGACACTTTGCAAACAAAAGGGTGATGATAGTCAAGAACAAATTCTAAATGCTTTAAAATACATATTTAACAATTGGAACAAACTTGAACCGTTCTTGCAAAAGCAAATTAAATTGTCGCAAATAAATTCTAACTTGGTGAACATCATTCAAGACTTAAAAAAAGAAACAACCACAAACAACATTGCTGATGACATCCTTGCTAAATATAGATAAAAACATTCTTTCACCAGTCAATCCCAAATTCAACAGACAGATTCTGAAAATGAAGATGAATGATGTGGTTGAGTTGCAATTGAATTCACCACCAATTTCATTGTACAAATCATTTAAACAAAATGAAGAAATGTCTATTGATATTTTGATGTTGATGATGCTAAAGTTCCAGGATTTTTTCAATTGCAAATCAAAAATGAACAAAGAACAAGTTGAAGAAACTGCATATTTGATTGTTCAAAAATTTAGGGGTTTGACTTATGTCGACATCGGAATGTGTTTGAAGCTATCAAAGATGAATGAAAAAATCTATGACAGAATAGATGGCAATATGATAATTGGATGGCTTGAAAAATATGATGCAACTAAAACAAACATGATTGTTCTGGAAAGACAAAAACAAAAAACAAAACAAGATTCAGAATGGTCTGCACTTGGTGAAAGAAGTTCTGTTCAAAAACTTAAAGACTATTTGAAATGAAAAAAAAGTTAGTTACAAAAACAATGTATGAACTACAATTTGGAATTAAAGACTTTGGTCAATATTATGTCAGACAAAAAGAATATTATATTAAAAGGTCTGATAAAACAATAAATGGTCAAAAGTTATATGCGTAAACAATCAGAACAAGAATTGCAAAAAGCAGTCATCAAGTATATGAATCTGCAACATCCATCTATTTTTATAAATGGATCAATGGGTGGAATATATATCAAGCATCAATCTCAAAGAATAAAAGCAAAACTTTGTGGCTATCGAAAAGGTTTTCCAGATTTGTTCATATATGAACCAAGAATCATTCATGGTAAAATAAGACATGGACTTGCAGTTGAATTGAAAGTCAAGGGAAACTATACAACTGAACCACAAAAAGTTGTTCTGAACAGACTTGATTCATCTGGATATGTTTCAATGGTATGCACTGGATTTGACCAAGCCATTGAAACAATTGAATGGTATTTGAATTGCACCGTTCCAGAAGTTGATGTGAATTATACAATCAAGGAATGAAAAATCAATGGCATCCAATTGAATGGATATACAAAGACTTCAAATACTATCTTGGTTTTGCTATAAATAAAACCAAAGACAAAGATTTATCTGAAGACTTAGTCCAAGAAACATTTCTTCAATTGATGACCATGAACCAACATAAACTTTTAATCATCATTGATTCTGGCAAGATTAAAACTTATGTCTGCAAGATTATGATGGTAAAATATTATTCAAACAAATCACAATTCAACAAAAAGATTGTTCAGTATAAAAAGAAAAAGATTGAAAGCAATGATTCATTCCTGGAACACTTGGTTAATAAGAATGCTGAATTCGATGAAGATGCAAATGAACATCTAAACATAATGAACAAAAAAATTGATGACTGCTTAAAAACATTTGATGAATATGACAGAAAGTTGTTTCAATTATATTATGAAACTGGTCTTTCAATAAGAAGACTATCTGAAGAAACTGGAATCACTTTTAAAAGTATTCAATACACAATTGACAAAGTAAAAAAGAACATTAAAGATTTGATATGAAAATTACAAATGAAGACAACATGGAAATGATGTCAAGGTACGATTATAATCATTTCGATTTGGCTATTGTTGACCCACCTTATGGTATTGGAGATTTTAGAACTTCTGATTCACAAAAATTACATAAGACAATCGATTGGAATAATTCGATACCCAATAAAGAATATTTTGATGAACTCAAAAGAGTATCAAAAAACAGAATAATATTTGGTGTGAATTATTATTCAAAATATGTTGATGATGTAGGTAGAATTGTTCACGATAAAACTGGTGGAGGTAAAAGAAATAGTCCAAAAGCAATATCTGATTGTGATATTGCATCACATAGTTTTGGAGTTAATATGAAGATATATCATTATACATCAATCGGTAATGTTATTGGAAACAAGATTGATTGGGAGAATAATTTAAGATGGCATCCTTGTCAAAAACCAATATCACTTTACGAATGGATATTAATGAACTATGCAAATGAAGGTGATAAAATTCTTGACACACATCTTGGTTCTGGTTCAATCGCAATAGCTTGTCATAACTTAGGATATGATTTGACTGCTTGTGAACTTGACAAGGAATATTTTGATGCATCAATGAAGCGTTTAAAACAACATCAATCACAACTTAGAATTATATGATTCCATTCAAAGCTGACAAAGAACTTGCAAAGAAAAGAATTGCTATTTGTGAAGAATGTGAATACTTTGTAAAAAAGACAAGGACTTGTGGAACTGCAATATTTGGAGATAAGATTGGTGACAAGAAAACTTGTGGTTGTTTCATGGATGCAAAGACAAAACTATCTTTCAGCAGATGTCCATTTGACAAATGGGAATTTCTTCAAGTCACTGAAAATGACTATCTTGCCATCAAGAATTTATTGCATGAAGTAAAGAACACAATCAATCCAAAACAGAAAGAACTTTTGTTTGATATGCAAAGAAAATACATTGGTGGAAATACCAAGACCAGCAATTGTGTTCCTTGTTTAAAATCAGCATTGAAAGAGCTCGAACAGATAGTTGAAGAATATGAAAAATAGAACCAAACCTAAATACTACACAAATAAATCAATCAAGAAAAAGATTGACACAATGCTTGAACAAAATGCAAGAAATCAATCTGCACTTGGAACTGGATCGAAATATGACATTGGTGAAGAAGAAACAAAAAAATCTTGGAAGCAGTTTGAATCAGACATCAAAGAAATTGATGTTGACTTTTATAATATAATCAAAACACAAGATGACTAAATTAGTTCTTCCAGTAAGTGTTGAAACAATAGCAACAAGACATGATGGTTCAGTCAAAATTGTCATGGGAACATATGAACTGAACACACAATCAGCAGTCAAGTTGTTTGATTTACGCAAATCAGAAGCGTTGATGTATCTTTCAAGTGACAACATATCACAAGAAGAATTGGATGCATTAGATGGCTTTAAATTAGATTCAGAAAAGACAGATGGAAAAACACCATCTCAAAGACTTAGAGCAGTTTTATATGTGTATTGGAAACAACACAAACAAAAAGACATTGAATTTGATATTTTTTATCTGAAGTATATGAACAGATTGATTGAGAATATCAAAGACAAGTTGGATGCAGAAACATACTAAGATATACTTAAACTTTTTTGACTACTTTGGTGATGAATTTATTCCATGTGAAATGTGTGGACAAAAAGCAGTTGACATCCATCACATTGAACCAAGACAATCTGGAGGTTCTAAATTAAAAGACACAATTGACAATCTGATGGCACTTTGCAGAAGATGTCATCTGAAATATGGAGATAAAAAACAATACAAAAAGCTATTATATGAAAGACACAAAGAAAGAATTCAATCCAGATAATGAAAAGCATGAAGAAATTCTGAAAGAAACAGAACAAGCACTGAATGATTCATTTGATGAATTCTTGAAAGAGTTGTCAGATAGAGAACAACCATCATGTGACATCGACAATCAAGAAGATTGTGATTCATGTGGTTCATAAATTAAACTAAATATGGGAAAGATTAAAAAACTAAATCAAGACAAGCAACAAGAACAAGAAGTTCCAAGACTTAAAGATGGTCGAGTTGACTTCATGCAAATGATTGTGAATATGTTTCCAGGTCAAATTGGTGTTGCATCATATGTCAAAGGTATATGCAAAGGATATGCACTTGATATGTCAATGAAGACTGCATTGAATTTCGTTGAAACTTTAGAATCAAGCAAAGAAGGTGAAAATGAAATAATTTTGCACAAGTTAATACCAGATGAAATCAATCCAGATAAACAAGACACAGTGACACAAACTGACATAAACTAAATATCAATAAATGCCATTTGAAAAAGGAAATCAACTTGCTGGTAGTAGAAAAGGAATACCAAACAAGACAACTGCTGAAATTAGAAATGCTTTTCAATTATTAGTTGAAGATAATCTTGACAACATGAAAGTGTGGTTGTCTGATGTTGCAGCAGAAGATCCAGAAAGAGCATTGGAAATCATTCTGAAGATGTCTGAATATATTGTTCCAAAACTATCAAGAACAGAAGTCAAAGCAGACATCACAGATAAATCAATTGTGATAAACTTGAACAGACTGAATGCCAAAAACAATTGACATAGATTTGTTTGATAAACAAGCTGATTGTTTTGCATACCTTGAAGATGATGTCACAACAGAAATCTTGTTTGGTGGTGGTGCTGGTGGTTCAAAAACATTTACTGGTTGTCTTTGGCAAATACACAGAAGACTTGAATATCCAGGAACAAGAAGTGTGATTGGTCGAAGTAAACTGAAGAATCTGAAAGCAACAACATTGAACACATTCTTTGAAGTTGCACAAGACTTTGTTGGTTTAAAAGCAAATGATGATTTCACATACAATGCACAAGATTCAACAATCACTTTCTTCAATGGTTCAATCATATATCTAAAAGACTTGTTTTTATATCCATCCGATCCAGACTTCACATCACTTGGTGGTCTTGAAATCACAGATGCATTTGTTGATGAATGTGCTGAAGTATCACACAAAGCAATCAATATTTTAAATTCAAGAATTCGTTTTAAGTTGGACAAGTTTGATTTGATTCCTAAAACTTTGATGACTTGCAATCCAACTAAGTCATGGTTGTATTCTGAATTTTATAAACCAGCAAAAGAAAACAGATTGCCAGAACATAGACAATTTATTCAATCACTTGTTACAGACAATTCTGCAATATCTGAACACTACATCAAACAATTAGAAAAACTTGACAAGGTTTCAAGACAAAGACTTCTTCTTGGTGATTGGGAATATAACGAAGATGATGCACTTCTATTTGATTATGATTCAATTCATGATATGTTCACAAACAATGTTGAAGATGGAATGAAACACATTACTTGTGATGTTGCCAGATTTGGTTTAGATAAAACGGTCATCATTCTTTGGAATGGTTTACAAGTGGAGCAGATTTCAACACTTGCAAAATCATCAGTCACAGATACAATTCAAGCAATTAAAACAATGGCACTACAAAATGGCGTACAAAGGTCACACATCATTGTTGATGAAGATGGTGTTGGTGGTGGTGTCAAAGATGGTCTGTCTGGTTGCAAAGGTTTTGTCAATGGATCAAAAGCACTGAAGTCAGAAAACTTCCAGAACTTAAAGACACAATGCTACTTCAAACTTGGTGAAATGGTTAATGCTGGAAAGATAGCAATCAAAGACACAAGACACAAACAAACCATTATTGAAGAGCTCGAAATCATCAAAAGAGATAAGATTGACAAAGACACACAGAAACTTTCTATTGTTCCAAAAGATACAATGAAAGCATTGCTTGGAAGGTCACCAGATTATGCAGATGCTTTGATGATGCGAATGTGGTATGAAGTAAAAGGAAACTATGGTGTGTATGCATTTTGAAAGGAAATAATAAAAAAATAAACTTTAAAGTATAGAAATGAAGAAGACAATTGAAATAAACATTCCAACTGATTGGTCTGATGTTAGCATTGAAAAATATGTGAAATACAATAAATCAATGAAAGACTTAGATGATGAAAAAGAAATCATCGTTAAGACTATTTCAATTCTGTGCAATGTACCTGGCCAAGTAGTTGAGGTCATGAAATTAAAAGATTTAAAAAAGATTCAAGAGAATCTGCAAAAGCTAATCAGCAAACCAGTAAACAAAGACATCATAAATAAAATTGACATCAATGGTGTCAAATATGGATTCCATCCAAATCTTGATGAAATGACAATGGGCGAGTTTGTAGACATTGAAACTTATGCAAAAGAAAATGACATTGCTAAAATGATGTCTGTACTTTATAGACCAATAACAAAGGAAACTGGAAACAGATACAATATTGAACCATATGACTTTGATAAGCATCAAGACAATGCAATTCAATTTCAAAAATTATCAATTAATATAGGTAATGCAATTGCAGTTTTTTTTTGGACTTTAGGAAAAAAACAACTCAAAAGTTTCCATCAGTCTTCAAAAAAGGAACTAAAAAATCAGTCAGTTCCAATTATGGATGGTTTGCAATAATTGATGGACTATCAAATGGTGATGTGTTAAAAATTGATGCAATCACAAAACTTCCAATGATGTTGTGTTTGACCAAACTTTCACTTGATGCAGATAGAAACATTGAAAGAGAAAAAGAAGCAAGACAAAATCAGAATAAAAGCAAAGCAAGAAGATGATTACTTATAAAACAATTATACAATACTTTGATTCTATTGCCGACCAACATCAGCAAATCAATTCTTTCAGCTATGGTGAAATGAACTTCTTTGACAAAGATAAATTCACCGAATATCCAGCACTTCATTTAACACCAACTTCAACTTCAATAGATGACCAAGTTGTTGTATATGGTTTTGATGTAATAGTGTTTGACAGATACAATGTTGAATCAAATAAGATGCGTAATGAAGCACAATGTTTGTCTGATGCACTTTTGATTCTTCAAGATGTATGCAAAGAAATAACAGATGGAAAATATTTCATAAATGCAGACACTTTGATTTCTATGGAGATGCCTATTCTTGCAGAACCATTTATTGACACACAACCAGACAATTGTTCTGGATGGGCAACATCATTTAATGTCATAACACCAAATGAAGCATCAGCGTGTTTGATTCCTTACTTCAATCCAGAAAGACAAAATGCTTTAGTTTATACATTACCTAAATCTGCACCAACATCACTTGCTTGGTATTCAAGAGAACAGATACATTCAAAAGCAACATTTGTTGGTCAAGAATTGAACCATCTTTCTCCAGTTGTTGATACTTTACCTGGCGCAGATACATTGACTTTATTTGGTAGTTCAGTGACTTGGAATCCACAAAAGAATGCTTTTAGAATGTATGATGTTTCTCAAACAAATTTAATGACATTAAGACATGATGCAGTTATAGAAACAGAAGCAACTTTTTTTATAAGAATTAAAGATTTTGGTAGATATTCATTCAAAGCAGAAGCAAATTCAATCTGTTATTTTGGTGCAATTTCATCTGGTGTTAATGGGTTTGAATTAACAACAAATAGTGTTGGAAAATTAGTTTGTACATCATTTTCAGATAGTTCTTTTATGACAAGTGATTTTGCTATTTGTCCAACTAATGGAAATAGTGAAGAAAATGCACACAAAAGACTTGAATCTTTAACAATATGCATTCAATTGACTGAAACAAAAATCATTGTTTGGTATGGAAGCACTTCAAATGATAAAATGGAAATGACTACTTCTTTTGTTTTAGACAATAAATCATTTGGCATTGGCAACACAGATGTTGCAAATAAGTCAAACTTTTATCTTCAAGAATATTTGTACACACCAACTGCAATGTCAAACTTAGACATTGAACAAACAATGGAGTGGTTAAATTATAGGTAAATGATTCCAACAACAAAACAAGAACTTCAGAAGTTTGGTGCAAGGGTGGTCAAACTTGCAAGAATCAATCTTGGTGCAGCCAGAATGATTGATGGTAAAAAGCGTGTGACAGATAACACTGGAGCTCTGCGAAATTCACTTGGTTTTAGACTTAGACAGAAAAGAACAAGTGGTGGAAGATTTGCAAGTGGATTTGACATTGAATTTACTTCTTCAGTTGATTATGCTCCATTTATGGAACAAGGTGTTCAAGGTTCAGAAAGCACAAGACCAAGTGCAAGAAAATCACCATTCAAATTCAAATCAAAGAATTTACCAAAAGGAGTGATGGCTGGATGGATCGAAAGCAAACCAATAAGACTTCGTGATTTGGGAACTGGACAATTTACAAAGAATACTGAATCAGCAAAGAAACAACTTGCATTTGTACTTGGTAGAACTATTGCAACGAAAGGTTTGTCTGCAAGACATTATTTTAAAGATGCAGTTGAAATGGCTATTCCACAAAATGGTGGTGAAGTTGCAGTTGCAATGGCTAATGATTTTATAAAACAAATAGTAAAAGAAATAAAATTGAATTAAGATGGCTTTAACAATAGAAATGAACGATGGTGGATTCAATGTTTCAAATGGAATAAATGTTGCCTATGTGACAACATCAACAACTGGTGTTTTTAAATTCAGATTTCTTCTTGAATTGACATACAACATGACCAATCAAAATACTATTCCACCAACAACAAAAACCATTTCTTTCACACAACAACAAAATCAAGATGGTCAAGCAGTTTTTAATTTATCTGAAATATACAAGTCTATTGTCACACCAATGAATCTTGCTGCAAAAAAAAGTGATTCATCTGGATTGGCTGCACCTACACAAAACACTTCAATACATTTTATGCCATTTAAAAATACTGGAAAATCAATTTTGTATTCGTGGTCAATTTTAGAACTTTCAAATGGATATGAAGCATTTAAGGGAAATGCAAATGTGATGACTTTGAAGTTCTATGAAATGTATTCAACAACTGCTGATGGTATACCAGTAAAGCAAGATGGAACTGGTGGAACGGTTGACACATTAAAAACAAGAACAATATTCTTGTTAAATGGTAGAGGTTTAGAAAGTGAAGGTGTCATCATTGACTTCAGTGATTATGAATTGACAACATTCACAAAAAAACTATTATCATCAAATTACAACATAGACACAACACCAACCGTTCCAATATCAACAATTGAAATTGGTAAAAACGAATATCACACTCTTGCTTTATTAAATAGATGTGCAAACAATACATCTGCTGAACCATATTCAATTCATGTTAAATACTATCCAGAATTGAATGCTGGTGGAACTTCTTTAAATGCTGCGACACCATTAGTTGCTATAAATCAAAGTGCATCTGGTGGAGCATATTATTCAACTGCTGCAGATGGGGTTGATGAATCTTTTATTCTTCATTTTGGTGCTGGTCTTGAAAACTTGCAAAAGATAGACACAAGTGATTCTTCATATTCTGGAACTTTGCCAGATTCAGTTGCTGGTGGAAGGGATGCAATAAAATCATATACTATATTTGTTAGAGATTCTGTTGCTGGAACTAAGTCAATTCAATACACATTTAACATTGTCAACTATTGTTCAAGATATGAGCAATCAAGACTTTCATACATGAACAGATTTGGTGTTTGGGAATATATCACACTAAACAAAGAAAGAACTGAAGAACTAAATGTTTCCAGGGAATATGTGACAAAACCATTGGTTGTTCAAAATGTAGGACTTTCTCAATTTGTACCAGAAGCAATCAACACTGCCTATCCATTAGATGTGGCAAAGCAAGGAAAGATGACCACATCAATGAAGGCAACTGAAACATTGACTTTGTTCACTGATAATTTAAAAGACTATCAAATAGAGCAAATCAAAGACTTGATGATGTCACCACAGATTCATTTATTGGATGGAGATAATGCCAAAGCATTAATTCTTTTAACTGCTAACATGAGATTGAAAGGAGATAAAAACAGAGGTCTTTATTCTTATGAATTAAAATTCAATTATGCATCACCAAAAAATAGATTGTAGATGGCAACACAGATAAGAGTAATTGCACAAGATGATGACAGAGTTGTCTATTTAGATGTATCTGAAGAACAACCGTTGACTGCTAATTTTCAATTTAAAGATATTCAGTCAATTGATAAAAACAAAGGAAATCACACTTACAACTTTAGACTACCATCAACACCAAACAATGACTTGTTTTTCAATCAATATTTTGAAGTTACTCAGCAAGGGAATTTCAATCCTAAATTAAAAGCTGAAGCAACAATCACAAAAAACACAATTGATGTGTTCAATGGATATTTGCAGTTGACAAATGTGATTTGTTCTGATGATGTCACACATCATTATGAATGTGTAGTGTTTAGTTCTGTTTCTACACTTGGACAAGTTCTTGATGGAAAGTTTATTTCAGAATTTGATTGGTCTGGTTTAGACCATACTTTGAATTTAGCAAATGTCACATCTTCTTTTAATCAAGGTTTGTTGTCTGGTGACATTGTGTATTCATTATATGACTATGGGGCATCACCAATGTATGGTGGTGACATTGATGGATCAATCATAAATGATGCAGACAATCCTTTGAATGTTCGAACACTAAAACCACAAATAAGAGTTAAAAAGTTACTGAAAGAAATATTGAATCAGTCTGGCTTTACTTATGAATCAACATTCATAGACACAACAATGTCTGACTTATATGTTGACTTAAATAGTGGTGGAAATGGTGACAATGGTTTAGTTACTAACTATTATGATGCTTTAGTTTATGCAGATGGTACACAAACATTCACATTGACAAATGGTTTTCACACTATAATTAATACAGACACAACTATTGCACTGGCAACAAATATTGCTGGTTTATATAATACAACAAACGGACTTTATTCTCCACCATCTGGTTTGTTTGATATTGTAGAAATGGATTGTGCAGTAATTATCAAAGGTCAATCAAGTGGAAGTGGTGCAGATGCTCCAGGTTTTGAAACAACATTTCAAATTGCTTTAGTAAATGAAACAACTGGTGAAGTAATTGCACAAGGTGGAATTCAATCAATAACACAAGATTTTGATGGTGTTGGTTTTACTGGTTTAGAACAAGCATATTTCACTGCTCAAATCATTGAAGATTTTAATTCATCAGACACTTATAAATTTGTAATAAATGTTTTAGACACAACAGATGCAACTGCAACATATACAATTGAAGAAAGCTGGGTTAAATTTAGACCATTATCGGGATTTTATACAAGTGGTTCTGGTATTCTCTACAACGCAACACAATCATTTTTTGTTAATAGAAATATTGCAAAAATCAAAGCAATTGATTTTGTCACTTCTTTAGCAAAAAAATTCAACTTGGTTATTATACCAGATGAACAACAACCAACACATTTGTATATATCAACATATAAAGATTGGATTGAACAAGGAAATGAAGTTGATTGGACAAGTAAACTTGACACTTCAAAAGATGTGCAGCTAAATCCAACTACTGAATTACAAGCTAAATCATTAAAATTTACTGATGCAGATTCGAAAGATGGAATTGGAATAGAGTTCAAAAATCAATATGGGAAAACTTATGGAACATTTAATTTAGAAAACGACAATGACTTTGGAAAAGACAAACAAGAAATAAAAACAATCTTTCAACCAACAATAACTTCATATATACCTAATACTGGAATTCGTGGTTGTGTATGTTATGAAGGCGAAGGAGAAGACATAAGCAATCCAGAAGGAATGAGAATGTCATTCTATTGTGGAAGTGTTGCATCAGATGTTTCAACAGAAAGCATTTTTATGACTGATGGAATATTGACAACAACTGACATTGAAGTTTCTTCTTTTCCATTATTTCAAAACTACAATCAACAAGTCTTTTCAACAACAACTGAATGCTTAACATTCAATGGAGAAATATCAGACACAAGTTTTCCATCACCATATTTGAATGCATTCTTTGTTTATTGGCAAAGATTTATTGAAGAAACATATTCAGAAGATGCAAGAATATTGACTGGAACATTTTTCTTGTCTGCACTTGACATCATGTCAATGAATTTTAATGACTTGATTTTAGTCAAGAACACTTGGTTTAGATTAAACAAAATATCAAACTATCCTTTAACTGGTAGTGGTTCATGTTCTGTTGAGCTCGTAAAAGTTGAAAGAGTTAACATGGTTGATGATGCACTTGTTCCATGTACTTCTTCACCAGCATATTCACTTGTTTCTGGGGAAATTATATTCACAAACACAGACACTGGTGTGGTTGAAGCAACAACACAAGGATGTTGTGAAGCGTTTGGTTATTTATATAGTTTTTCAAAGTGTTGGAATATTACAAATAATCCAAATAGCCCAGAACAACCAAATACTTATGGTCAAGAAAGAATTGGGAACAACAATCAAAATATGTTTGGGATTGTTCGAGGAATACAAAACACAAATTCTGATTTTGGTGAAATTATTGGTGTTAGAAATAACATTGATAAAACTTCAAAAAATATTAGAATAAAAGGTTCAGACAATCAAGTCAAACCGTTTGTGTCAAATTCATCTATTCAAGGTAATTACAATTCTTTAAATCCTTATTCATTAAACTTTGATGGTTTGCAAGTTAAGGTGTTTTCAAGACAAACATTTAAAAGCAATACAATCACTGGTGATTATGGAATCACACTTGGAAATGGTGACACATTCATTTCTGGTGGTGCTGATTCAATATATAATGAAGTAGGAAGAAGTGGTTCTGGACACTTTGTGAAACATTGTTGGACTACACTTGAAGAACAAATCAACATTGGTCAAAATGGTGAATTTACAATGGGAAGTGGAAATGCTGCTTTTATAAATCAAGCAAACAATCTTTTCAGACTTCAATATCCATCAATGATTTCATTTGAAGTTAATGTCGTTGGTCATGATAGGGGTTCAGTTGCAGTTAGAAATCAAGCCTATTCATTTAGAAAATATTCTGGTGTTATTAATAACACAAACAATTCAGCTAATGTGAGCATTTTAAATGTCACTGCTGATTCAGTAAAAGAAACATCTGAATTTACAAATTATGATTTTGAAATATTAAATGGATTTGGTTCATTTCAACCAATAACTGGTGGCAATGAATATGTGAATGATGGAATGTTTTATTTTTCTATTGACACCAACGGATGCAGCAAACTTGAAAATGTAGATTGGACAATTGATTTTAGATATACACTTGTAGGTTTGCAGAATATAACAAGAACACCTGGAACAATTATTTTCACACCTACAAGCATAAGTGGTTGTTTATTGTGGGTTGATGCTGCTGATGTTTCAACAATCACTGAATCTTCTGGCGATGTGTCAAAATGGGATGATAAAAGTGGAAACAACCATCACTTGACACAATCAACTTTATCATATCAACCAACTTATTCACTTTCAAACTTTGATCCATACATTGAATTTGATGGCTTGAACAAAGTTCTTGTTAATACAGATGCAAACTTGATAAATGTTTCAGATTCTACAAATACCATGTTTGTTGTTTTTAAATCAGATAACACAACAACATCAACATCTGGTCAATCTGTAGCTGGTGTAAATTATAGAGGTCGACAACTATATGGTATAAACATAAACACAACAATAGCTGGTGCTGGTGGAACTGCATTCATGAACAAATCAACACAAGAATATTCATGCAACAATTCAACAATTGCATCAACAACAAAACAAGTTGTAATTGGAACAAGGGATGGAACAGACAGAATCATTTATGACCAAAATGGGAACACTGACACTGCAACAAATTCATCAAACACTGCACAAGATACTTTTTCAATTGGTGCAACTTTTGAATCTGGTAGAACACCAACTGCTGATTTTAGTGGAAAGATATATGAAATAATTATTTATGATAATGTTTTGAATGATGCAGAAAGAAATCAAGTTTTAAACTACTTACAGACTAAATGGAACACATAAAAACAATTGTAGAACTTAATTGTTCAAAAGCTAAAAAGAAAAGTTTAAAAGGTTTTAAAGTATTAAACTTCACACCAATGTTTGAATATTGGCAAGGTGCATTCAAAATAATACCAGAAGCACTTCAGAACTTGCCAAATGAAAACTATGAAAACAATAAATGTTTGACTTGGTATGAAAGACAAGAAATGAATCATGATAAAGTGATGAAAGAATTTAAAAGAATATTCCAATGGCAGAAAAAATAGTTGTTGACATAGAGTTTCAAACCAATGTGAAAAAGATTTCTACAGACTTAGAATCTGTCAAAGATGCTTTGTCTGAAACTAATGAAAATCTTGAAGACATTAAGAATACTTCAAAAGGGACTGAAAGTGCATTGAAGAAAGTTGGAAATGGTTTCAAAGGTGTTGGTCTTGCTATGAAGACCCTTGGAATTGGTCTTGTGATTGAAGCATTTAATTTCTTGAAAGAAATAATGATGCAGAACCAAACGGTGATGGATGGTGTAGCAGTTGTCACAGAAACACTTGGTGTCATATTCAATGAAGTCACAAGTGTTGTGACTGATGTGTTTAATGCAGTTTCAGATTCAACAGAAGGTTTTGAAGGTCTTAAAAATGTGATAAGTGGTTTAATTACTATTGCAGTCACACCATTAAAACTTGCATTTTTTGGAATTACACTTGCAGTTCAAGAAGGTCAATTGGCATGGGAAGAATCATTCTTTGGTGATGGCGATCCAGAAACAATTAAACAACTAAATGAAAAGATAGTTGAAACAAAAGACAATTTAAAAGAAGTTGCAACAGATGTTGTTGATGCTGGAACGCAAATAGTTTCAAATTTTAGTGAAGCAGTCACAGAGCTCGGTTCAGTTGTCACAATAGCAACTGAAGTTGCCACAGAAGGAATAAAAGAAATATCAATTGAACAATCAATTGCAACTGGTAAAGCATTAGCAGATGCAAAGAAAAATGAAGAACTTCTTGAAGTCATTAGAGCAAAACAACAATTGCAAAGTCAATTGGAAGCAGAGCAACAAAGACAAATTCGTGATGATGTCAGATTGACTTTTGAAGAAAGGATTGCAGCCAATGAAGAGCTTGGAAGAATACTTGATGAACAAATAATGAAAGAAAAAGAAGTTGCAGATGAAAAAGTCAGAATTGCAGCACTTGAACTTTCAACACAACAAGATTCAGTTGATTTACAAATAAAATATCAACAAGCACTTCTTGAACAAATTGACATTGATGAAAGGATTGCTGGTCAAAGGTCTGAGCAGTTAACAAATGAAGCATCACTTCAACAAGAAGCATTTGACTTCCAAGTGGAACTTGCAGAACAACAAAAAGAACTTGAACAAGAAGCACTTGACCATCAAGTTGAAATTGCAGAAAAGAAAAAACAACTTGCTGCTGAACAACTTGATGTGATACAAAATTCAATCAAGATGGCTGGTGAATTATTTGCTGAAGGAACTGCTGCATCAAAAATTGCTGGTGTGACATCAGCAACAATTGACACTTATAAAGCAGTAAACATGGCATTAGCATCTGCACCACCACCATTGTCTTATGTGTCTGCTGCACTAACACTTGCCACTGGTTTAAAAAATGTAAAAGAAATATTAGCAGTTAAAACAGAAAAACCAGTAAACTTATCTGCTCCAGGTGGTGAATCAATTCCAAGTGGTTCTGCTACACAAAGTGAAACAATCACTGACTTATCAGACATTCCATCAATAACAGAACAATTTAATGCACAATTTAACCAAAACACACAACCAATTCAAGCGTTTGTGGTAGAACAACAAGTGACAAATTCACAACAGATTAACACAATGATTCAACAAAAAGCAACACTTTAAAAAAAAGAAAATGACAAAAATTGTAGAACTAATTATTTCAGAAGAAGAAAAAGATGAACAAGATGGTGTCTTTGCCATTAGTCTTGTTGAAGATCCAGCAATTGATGAATACTGGGTTGCATTAAGCAAACAAAAAAAAGAATTAAAGTTTGCAAAAGTTGATGAAGACAAAAGGCTTCTGATTGCACCAGCATTAATTCCAAACAAACAGATATTTAGATTGGCAGATGATGGTTCTGATTATTATGTTTACTTCTCAAAAGACACAATTAAGAAAGCATCTGAATTGTATATGAAAAGAAATCATTTGCAGTCAGCTACACTTGAACATGAAAAAGACATTGATGGTTTATGCGTGGTTGAATCATGGATTAAAGAATTTGAGATTGACAAGTCAGTCAAATATGGTTTTGAACATTGTCCAATTGGAACATGGTTTGTGACAATGCGTGTTGACAATGATGAAATATGGAACAAAGTCAAAGAAGGTGAAGTTCTTGGTTTTAGCATTGAAGGTTTCTTCACTGACAAACTAAACAATTTTGCAAAAGTTAGAAAGAACAAAGATTGTGCAGATGGGTTCGAACATCAAATGCCAGATGGCACATGGATGTGTGGAAAAACAATGAACTATTCTGATGAATCTGAACAACTTGATAAAATAAAAGATATAATAGTTGAAGCAGAAACAACATACCTGGCTGACTATCCTTGGGACACTTGCATCAATGACATGATGAAAGAATATGGAAACAAAGAAACTGCACAAAAGGTGTGTGCAGCAATTAAAAACAGAACAATTGCATATTCAGTTGTGCCTAAAGCAAAGGCAATCTTAGAAGGCGAAAGGAAAAAAACTAAATAACATCTATTAACTTACGGAAATACTATTCAAAAAACTAAAAATGGAAAACATCTACAAAAAAATGAAAGGTCTTCTTGGTATGACTGAAGAACTTTCTGAAGAAACAAAAATGATGGCTGAAGCCTATCTTGTTGATGGCACAACTATCAAAACAGAATCAGACAGATTTGAAGAAGGATCAATGGTTTTTGTTGTTGGTGAAGATGATGAAAGAATGGCACTTCCATCTGGGACATATGAACTTCAAGATGGTGCAGTCATAGAAGTTGTTGATGGAGAAATCACAACTTTGCGTTCACCAGAAGCATCAGAAGACGCAGTTGAAGAAGACTTGTCATCAGAAAAAGAAGAAACTGAAGAAAAAGTTGAAACACCAGAAATTGATTTGTCAAGTTACATGACAAAAGAAGATGGTTTTGAACTTGGGAAAATGATTACAGAAGCAATTGACTTGAAGATTGCAGATTTAATATCAGCACACAACACAGAACTTGAAAAAGTGAAGAAGTTGTCTGCAACAAAAACATTTAAAAACACACCAAAGTCACAACCAAAGACTGAAGTGAAAACAGAACTATCTACAGACGATAGAGTATTTGCAATCTTTAACAAAATTAAAAACAAATAACAATGGCAAATCCCGTTTTAAATACACCAACTTATGCTGGTGAATTAGCTTTACCATATATTCATGCAGCAGTTGTTTCTGCTCCAACTTTACATGGTGGAAATATAACACTGATTGATGGTGTTCGATATAAGGCAGTTATACCAGTAATGTCTTTCGGGGCAGTTGGTGGTGAAGCAGCACTTATCAAACCAGCAGCTTGTGATTTTGACACAACTGCAACAACTGATTTAGATGAAACTATTTTAACGGTTACAGACCAAATGGTAAATCTTCAGTTATGTAAAAAGAATTTCAATACTTGGTGGCAAGGTGATGCATATTCAATCAATTCTGGTGTGCCAGATGATTTTGCTGATGCAATTCTTTTATATGTTGCAAAATATGTACAAGCAGACATTGAAAACACAATTTGGAATGGTGAAGTAGGTGGTGCAACTGGATATGCAGCGTTTGATGGTTTCAAACACTTATCAGCAGACATCGGTGCAGCGACTGCATTAGCAAATCCAATTGATGCAAGTGCAACGGTTCTTGCTGGTCTTCAAGAAATTATCACTGCAATGCCAGCTGGACTTGTAGGTGATTTTGAAAACACAAACATTTATGTGAATCCATCAGTTATTTCTGCATACAATCTTGCAGTTGGACAAACTGGTGATGGTTACAATTCAGCAGTTGCGAATGCTCCCCAAACAAGATTCTTGGGATATAAACTTGTATCTTGTCCAGGTATTCCAACTGGTGATGCAATGTGTTCATCTAAGAACAACTTGTTTGTTGGTATTGGAACAGAAGATTCTGATTCATTAGCACAAGCAATTGACATGACACCATTAGATGGTTCAGACAATTACAGAATCACAATGCGTTTTGCAGTTGGTTGTGCAATTGGAGTTGGAGCAGACCAAAAATATTTCGTTTAGTATATTGAAGGGTGATGAAAGTCACCTTTCATTTTAACCTTTAAATAATAGCATATGTCATGTTTAATCGCATCTGGTCGTGGACATTTTTGTCAAGGACAAGTAGGTGGAATTAAGAAAATATATCTTGCAAATTGGTATGATGCAAACAGAATCACAGATGTGACTGCATCTGCAACAACTGGTGCAGTTTCAGACATCACAACTGCTGGATCATTAGACTTTTTTGAATTTAGTCTTGACAGACAAACATCATCATTCAATCAGACAATAACAACTGGTGGTGGTGGTGCAATAAACTATGAACAATCACTTGACTTGCACATGAGTCATGATTCAGAAGAATCTTGGGCAAGAATGCAGAATGTAGTTGAATCAGTATTTCAAGCAATTATCCTTGACAACAATGGTGTTTATTATCTTGCTGGTGTTGACAATGGCATAAGTGTAAATGGTGGAACATATGCACATGGTGGTGATGTAGCATTCACAGACTATGTTGGATATGTATTGCAAATGATTGGTTCAGAACCTTTTCCAGCATACAATTTGACAACAACTTCACCATTCAAATCATGGTCTGGTGGAACATTAACATTGTCAGCTACAACATACAACACTGCACAAATTTAGTTTAGTTTGGTTGATTAATTTAAAAAGGGTGGTGGTTTGTTCCATCACCTTTTTTTATATCTTTAAATTATGAAAATAAAAAAAGAATTTATCGGTCATGTAATTCACAAAGGTAGAGTGAAAATCTATTTAAGTGAAGTTGTTTCAGAAGCAACAATGAAAAGGTTAATTGCTGAATATCCACAATATCTGGAACAAGACAAACCAAAAAAGAAAAAGAAAGATGCTACATCTTAGAAGTTCAAATGGCTATCAGAATGTATTTTCACTTGATGTTTATTCAAGTGTATATGCAAACACCATTTCAAACTTTGGAGTTGAAAATTCATTAACAAGACAATACACACCAAACTTTAATTCTGACTATACTGGTTTTAATTATTATATAAAATTGATTGATCAATTAAGTCAAAAAGATTATTGGTCATTATTGTATTATAATGTTACAGAATCAAAATACCCAAGAGCTCTTCAATTCAAAATATATCTTGATG